ATAGTAGTTACTAACATACGACATATTGTCATGTATTGGATGGGGCGCAATATTCAAAGTTCTACTTTCAGAATTTATCGTACATGGAATTGAACATCTCTCATTTTCAATTACTGTTGCAGCTTGAAAATTTCCATATTCATCTAATAAGATACCGATATTAGGTTTGATTCTTATGTGTGCCACTGGAAGAACATCTTTTACATTTAACATATCATATTGTTTTAAAATCTCATTATATATACTACTCATTGCCCCTCCAAAATCACAATACTGCTATAACATCTGCATTTTCTATAATAACTTCTTCTTCATCATTACCATAAGAATAATCATACCCTGCAATAATAATTACATTATTTCCATCATATATAGAAGATTTTTCCATTCCATTATTAATGATCTCTTTTGCATCCGTCAAATCTTCACAATCAATAATATTAGAAATATTCAGTCCACACGTTCCATCTAATTCTATAGGTGTTTCTGTATCATATGAGCTTACATCATATTCATAGTTCCATTCATAACTGTTTCTACAAATATCTCCAACATTATATTTTTCATCTTTACAACACCTACGAATTGCAACAACTGAATATTTTTCTTCTTTGATCTTATCAAATATTTTCTGTAAATCCATATCATTCACCTCTCATTATCTCCCACCGCTATTTTTACTCAAATATTCCTTCTCCAAATATTTCTTCTGTATTAAAATCCATTTCTGTGCATTTATTATATTCTTTTACTACTGTTATATTTCTTAATATGGTTATTTGCAATTTCCATATCAGTGATGAGTCTTAAATAACCATTCTGGATTTCTTCATTGATCCAATTCTCAAATTTATTATCATATCCATGAACAACTTTAAACTGGAACAATTGTCGTAACTGACTTTCTGTATATATTTTCTTATCCGCAACACATTCAAACTGTCTCATAAATTTCAATCTCCTATCTCATAAAACTATTCTTTCATCTGCTTATTATCTATTATTTTACCACAAATCAATCAATCTGTCACTCACCATCAATTATCTCCCGTTCTTTATATGTGTTGTTTGTAAGATCATCATCTTGAAAACTGGTTTTCATCTACTATTGTAAATTACTCATATCTAAAGACACGAGCTTCCTGCTTCAACCATATCAAAAATTTCATTCCAATCAGAATAATTTTTCAATTTTTCCTGCGGAACTAATAATTCATATTCTGATTCAATTTCTTTTCGTAATCCATATCCGTTAAAACTAGGAACACTGCCAATTTCATAGGCATTATATCTTTCCATTTGTCTAAAAATAACAATGATTTTCTCTGAAAATTCTCCCATGTGTGTAGCGTAGCTATCAATTTGAATAATTGACTTATCTTTTTTATTTACATAAATATCTCCAAGCTTCATATCATTTTTCCCTATTCTATACTGGTTTTCATTTAATCAATTCGTATTAGATTACCATTAGAATCAGTTTTCCATTTACCATTTACAATTCCTGTAACAACGATTTCCATTTTATCATAATCAATATGAGCCAGAAGTCCTCTTTCTACTAACCAATTTCTCGCATGTTCTAATTCTTTTTGAGTTTGGAATCTCCATCCCGTCATTTGCCCTTTAATCATATTAGTTCTTCCATCCTATATCTACAGGTCTTACTTCTATAAAGAAATTTGTTTTATTAGATTTCCCTAAGTTTACACCAATAAAAAGGCTATTTCCATAGAGTTTCATTTCTGTGCTATTAACTTTAAATAGTTTCAAATACCAAGGAAGATGATTTTTTATGTATATTATTCGCAAGGAATAGCATTCTGTCAATCTCTCATATAAATTATGCATATCGTTTTTCTGAACTATTTTTTCTTCCTCTTTTAAGACAATTTCTTCTATACATTCTTTACGCATCTTTAAATACTGATCTTCCACTTCATTGGATAATTCCATTAAAGATTTTTGAAATGCTTTCATACGTTCATAACTCTTTTTATTTCCCATATTTCTTTCCTCCATGAAATTCTCGATTTATTTATACGTCAATATTTAATTCCTTGTCTTTATTTTTTAACATTGATAATTGTTTTTGTAATTTATTTAATCCTTCCAGCATTCCCCTATTGTTATTTCTTAATGCTTTAATAGAATTTTTCAACCGCATATTTTCCGCTTCCAGTTGCTCTATATACAAATTTAATTCTTTAATTATTACGTCTACGTCATTCTCTTTTACAAAAGCATCGTTACTATCTGGCATATAATATACTTTAACGTTCTGCATTTTTTTGATTCTCCTCTTAACTTAATAATGCTATAATAAATACCGCAATTCCTACATATGCAATTATACATCCTAATGTGTACATACTCATTCCTCCAATATTATTTATAAATGTTACTTGTAATATGAACAGTCGCATAATATGTTCTTCCAATCTCTTTTGCGATTTCCACATTACCCTTATTCTGTTTCATAAGAACTTTAATTCTTCTTCGTTCTTCTGGTGTGATCTTGTTTCTATGCCTTTCTGGTATGTACGAATTTTTTATACTACACATCCAATCTGGCTCTGGTAATATAGAACCAGCTTCATATTTACGCCAGTTGATTTCTGTTTTATGATTTTTCGCCCATTCCCAAAAGTTATCAGGATCAATCAGATATCGTGTCGAATTGGAAACTTTAAACTTCTTACATGGAAGTTTTAACTTTTCAATCCATCTGATCACAACAGATATGTCACAATTGAATGCTTTTGCTATTGTTTTAGCAGCAAGGCATTCTCCGCAGTAATGATTAAGACCTAATTTCCTCGCCTTATGTTTAACAGATGATACACTTCTGTTCAAAAATTTTGCCGTAGTTTCAACTGATTGATTCAAATACCTTCTATACATATAAGTTTCTTCATCTTTTGTCCATTCTCTTCTTCCCATACACTACCTCTTAGCTCTAGCTTTCAATAAAATACGATTTTCATTATTCTCTAAAACAGTTTTGATAAATAACTCCATTTTCGTTTATGTGTATTTCTGTTACATTTTTTACATCTGCAAAAGTTTCGCCGTGTAAATGATTATTGATATATTTATAAGCTTTTTCTTTTGCATCTTCTTTATTTTGAGCATATAAAATACAAATTTTACAAAATATTTCATAGCCAGTGTCTATAATTAATTTCACTTTATAAACTTCCATAAATTTTCTCCTATTTATGCAACATTTCTCTCAACCACACATCAAAGTTAAAATTTTCCATATTTTCTTCTCTTTCTGTATAATTTCCATTATAATTACGAAAACAGTTTCCAGAATCACGCTTGTCTTTATCCCAATGTTCTACATATTTATTTGTTCCTTTCATTCTTTCTTCACCTCTTCCATAAGATATGATAATCCCTTACTATAGTGACGATTGAACCAATCATATACAGCATTCTTATTAGTTCCTTTTGGAAATGCATACCATGCAGCTTTAAGATTTCCATTACGATCTACAGGAATACTCTGAAATTCTTTCCATAATGCTTCTACATTCTTATCAATTATATTCTGTAACGTTAATTCTTTTGCTTCCATATAGTTCTCCCATCATTTATGAATTTGTTGTATGATTTGCAAAAAGGATTAAAACATCTATCCACTAACACAAATTTCCCATTAACAAAATCAAAATACTGTTTTCTACTTTTCTGTCCGCACACATAACAATTAATCATGTTCTCATTCCATTCTTGATACTGAATCACAAATTTTCTGATTAAGTCTCTGATATATTTCCGCTGACTCATCTACTCATCTAATGCTTTAATTACAGATGTTTCATATGTTAATTTTTCTGCTCTGTAAACATTGTCAATTAAACAAATCAAACCATTTGATAAAATACTTATTTCCTTTGGTGTAAGTTCCAATTTGATTTTCCCGTTATTGTCCATAATATTTTCCTCCTGATCCTCATATTAAGTGAATTGCATTCTAATTTTCCTTAAATCATTAACCGCATAATCACATATTGTTTGTAAACTTACGCTATCACAATCATCGTTTACCACTTTTGTTAAATCTTCGATAATTCTATCAAGATCATTTCTTAACTTTTCTGTTTCGTTGAATGTAAGAATCGTGCATTCTTTCAACATAAATATTTCCTCCTACAAATTAGTTGCGTTTCCATCTGCATCATATTTAATTGGTTCAAAATGCCCCACATACCCAATATCTGTTTCCTTATCATAAATTCTTATTGAATGACCTGTACCACCTTCAAATGAATAACGTTTATCATCAGATTCTAATAAATTAATTATATGTTCAACGACATTCCATAACTGTCTTGCTTCTTCCTGTTTTTCATCTTTATTCTTTTTTACATAAAACTTATGATCAAATCCCCATTGTGAATATAATACTTTTAATGTTTTATCGTACGTTCCACCAATAACACATCCATCTTCATAACAAAATCCTTTACTATCATCAAAATAAATATATTCATCTTCTTCTAATCCATCAGAAAATAATTTATCTGTATTTCCTAATTGGACAGAATTAAGACCGGCTTGTAAAGTAACTTCTCTATATTCATTTGTTGGATAAAATTGCATATGTATTCCCTGTTCCTTTCTGCAAATTAATTAGTTTTATAAATATTACTTTATGATTCGTAATTTCCTTTTTGAACTTCATTTTTAATGTAAAGTGGAATAATCCCAAATAACCAAAATGAAGTTTGCTTTATATATTGTTCACCAACTTTTGTATAATAACCAGATTGCTTAACTTTTTTAATGTAAAATCTTTCTCTTTTAACTAACATATAACAATCTCCTTTCGATCAAAAATCTATTCTAATTCTTCTATTGAAAATCCATATTTTTCTTCGAATTCATTTTCCCCGTAAGTCTCTAACATATCCATAATATTAGGATGTTGCCAATCAACAAATTCAAATAATTCTTCTGCTACATCTTTGTGTCCATTACATTCTTCTACAAAATCATTTCCCGTATAACAACTATGAAGAACATTTTTAATTTCTTCCTTATTTAATTTTGTATCTATATTAATTTCATTCAAATCAATATCTGGAATATAAATAATATCATCAGTTATTTCAAAATCACTTTTATATATAATACAGTCCTGTCCATCCGAAAAATGAAATAAATCTTTAAGTCTATATCCTTCGATTAATTTTTTCTTTAATTCTTTTGCTGTCATATTTATTATTCCTTTCTTAAAATCATCATTTCATGCCAATTCTAACCAATATGAGTTTTTTAATCCTCTTGCTGTTTTTATCGTCCCATTACAGATTTTAAATTTTACACCTAATAACATTGCTGTATTTCCATTTATCTCATATCCTTTACTCTTTAAGTGATGTAAAAATTTATTCATCTTTATTCTCCTTATATTTTCTTAAAATAGTTTCAATTTTATCCGCAAATTTAGATGTTGTAAGTGTCGGTGTACCATTTAATGCGTTCATAACTATCTGAATTTCTTTTTCTGTTAACATGATTACCTCAATTTTCAGCATAAAACTCTTGTTTCATTCTTCTACATATGTTTATTTCAAAGAATTTCCATTGCAATAATAGTTTTTTCTATTCATACAATACTTTTTAATAGATTCTCGATTTTCTACAGTATCAATCCATCCCAGATATTTTCTATCAAAGTTATCTGGAAGTTCATAAACGGGAATGATTTTAATTCCATCTACAATGGCTGCTTCTACAGCATCATCATCTGATTCAAAAGCATCTACATCCCCAATGGCTTCAATTTGTAACATTCCTGTTCCATCAAAATTAATAACATCATATCCTTTATTTACATTTTCTAATCCCCATTCATTAATAATCTCTTCAATATCACTGTCTTCATATCCTAATTTTTTGAAATGTAAATATCTATTCTCTTCTAATCCTTTTTTCATAAATTCTGCATAACTCATAATATTTTCCTCCAATCTTCAATTTGAAATAATTTCCTATTTATAAGATAAATAAAATTCCAGTGTTTTTATTTTCTTTTTTAATCCTGCCATTTCTGTTAAAACAGTTATCATATTATACTCAAAACGTTCACTATTAATCGCATGTTCCATAAACCACTATAATTTTTCCTGTTTATCTTTTAAATCTTTCTTTGCATTCTCTAAATCTTTTTCCATTAATTCATTCATTCCAATATTCCTCCTTTGAAATATCTCTTTCATCTATTGATTCTCTGTTAATTAAAATAGGTGGCACTCTATATCAAGTACCACCTGTAAATATGTAATATTATCGTTCTGTATATTCCCATTCAGCAATAAAGTCAAACGCTTCATTGTAATACATAGGGTTTAAATCCTTATAAGAACTACATCCAAACCTTTCCTTTAACTCATTCCACATATTAATGAAATAGCTTTTGGAGTAGCATTTGTATTTAGTTCCATGCGCTCCATCCAGAAGTTTATTAATTCTGTCTTTCGCTGCTTTATATAACTTCTGTTGTTGTCTAGTGGATAATGTCATATTTTCCACCATCTTGTTAAGCATTTCCGTTTGCTCTCCGAGAAGATCTTCCATTGCATTGATCTGAACTGTTTGACCTTCTAACTGCTTCTCAATGGAATTTCTAAAGGTATCAAAATCAATTCCAACAATGGAAGTATTTGTTTCCTTATTCATTTCATATTTTCCAGTCTTACGGATAGTCGGAAGAACTTCTGTTGTTACCCATAATCTGAATGGTTTTGCAATAGGTTTCTTACTTCTTAAAACCAAAGTATAGAATCCAGATTCACTAATAATATTAGCTTCACCTTGACGACCTAAGTTGAACTTAGACCGTTCATAAGGCTCTAAACTTGCCATTGCTACCGTTGGATTGCTATGCTCTAAAATTTTACACACATCAGTTGCAACAAACCAAGGTTCATTGTCAATTAAAACCATTCTAATTTCGCCAAAAGTTTCATTTTCAAATACTTGCAATTCATTTCTTTCCATTTGCAATTCCTCCTGTACTTGCATATTATTTAGTTCTCAATGTGCATTTGTAAAATATTGGAAATTTTCTGATTGACTAATCGTGTTGAAATGATATATAATAGATAAGTCAATCAGTTAATGGTTTTCCATGCTGATGGCGGTTAATGGTGGTTTCTAGTTTCTCAGGCTGTGAACCACCATTTCTATTTCTGCTTATCTTTCTCCCGTTCTACAAGAATCATTCTTATGAGATTAGAAAAATTTGTCCCCTTTTCTTGTGCTTCTCTTTCCAATGATTCCTCCAATTCTTTTGAAATATAAACAGACTTTCTTATTCCATTCTGCTTAGGTTTCGCCATTGGATTTCCTCCTTACGTCTATTATATTATCATTTTAACAGGTACTTGTCAACATCTATTTTCATTATTTTTATGTTCATAAGCACTATCGTAGTTACTAAAATTTCCATTCTAGCAACTACTAACTACAAACGAATCATGCTATATGTAATCCTGATGCTTTCAATAATGCTTCAAATGCGTTTATCAATTCTATCCTCATTTTCTTTTTAGCAACTGAACCTTTTCCGCCTTCTCTTATACTATCATCCAGGCGTGTTTTGTATTTTCTTACTTTATCATTCGCAAACAGATCAATCTCTTCTATTTTTCCGTTATCCATCTGCATTCTCATAAAAACGTGTGTATTCTGTTTATTTCCATCTGTATATTCTATAAAGCTTGCTAAATTCTGCATATGTATATCCTCCATCAACTCAGTATTGCTATTATAATCAGCACTGTAAGTTCAATTCCCAAACAATAACCTAATTCGTACATTTTAATGTTCCCCTTTAATCCTATTTGAGTATAAAAATAGCCTTATAGATTTATTCTCTACAAGGCTACATAGTTTTCCATTATTTAGTTCTTATAAACGTTCTGTAATAAAATTACAATTCGGACTAATTCCAATTGCTCTCATCCACATTTCTGATGTTTCACAACAAGCTTTATGGAACTGATAATCTGCATCATCTTCAATATCACTCTCACTCATTTCTTTATTATATTCATTCAACATTTTTTTATGGTCAATATATGCTAACAACATATTTTCAAGTACATTCTTACTAATTTCCATTATTAATTCCTCCGTTTTCTTTTTATTATATTTTCAAAACTACCACATGATAATATGCATCCCACTTAATAATTTTTCTATTATATTTACTTTTTAAACTATCTTTTATTTCTTCCGCAGTTCCATGTGCTATTATTTTTTCATTTTCTTCAACTGTTATATTCACAGGAAGTAGATGAGGATTGAGTTTATCATCTTCATAAAAATTTTCTAAAGCCCCACCTAAATAATCAAGTCTTGTCATATTATTACCACCATTTTCTTTCTATTATATCATTCTTATTTCCATTTTGAAAGATACATTTCATCTGTTGATTCTATAAATTCATTGCCAATAAATCAATGTAAGGTATTTGATAATACTTAGTTCTTGCATTCTTTTTAAAGAATCCATATTCTTTTCTTCCATTTTCTTTATTGATTAACTTAATTTTTCCAGTTATTCCATACAAATTAATAAATTTTCCAAGCACTCTTTCACAAATAGCTTTTGCTTCTTTTTCAACTTTATCATTATCAATATCTGCATCATATTGAACACGACAATAAACATTTTTATATTCCATCAAATTAACAATAGAGATAATTTCTTTTAATAGTTTCATATTTTCTTTTACAGATCGTTTATGATTAAAACTTAATCGAAAATAATCCATATAATTTTTTTCATTCCATCCTTCATTGCTATAAAAATATAAATCCCAATCAGTATTATATTTTACATCTTCTGAAAACTGATAAATAGTATGTTTCTTTGCTATTTTTTCTATAATATCATTCATAGATATAGATAATTTTCTTGAAAGTTCATCACAATAATTACTCCATTCTTCTGCTGTTAATGCTTCTGATATTTGAAAATTGTTTTCTTGTTCTTCTTCTGTAAAATATCTATCAAAATGAATAGAATGAACTGTTAATTTTCCATAACCTCTTTCAATTAACAATCTTTCATTTTTAGTAATATAACTATAATCTTCTTTTATATACATAATTATTTACCATCCTTTCTTACGGTATATAATCAAATTCCGCTAAACCACCATTATCCATTACATAAGCTTGCGCAGCTTCACTATATGTTCCATCAAAGTTCCCGTTTTCTGTATCGTAATCACTAATATGATCTCCAATTTCCATCTCATAGAAACAAAAGATATTAGATATGAGATTTTCCATATCTGTTTTAGGTTCATATCCCTGTTCTCTAATCCAGATTGCCATATAATCATAATCACATAATTTTTCTTTTGGATATGTACTATAATCTTTTTCCTCTGTCCATCTTCCGTATGTGTCTACCATTCTAACAAACCTCCTTATATAAAGGATTTACACCAGCAGATTTTTCAATAGCCTTTCTTGCACTCTCAATCATCTGTTCTGCATTTCCCATCTTATCAATGTTTACTTTTAAATTTTCCATAGCTTCTGAACGTGTTTTCCCTTTTGCTATCAGCAAACCAACTCTTTTAACAGATATTTTCCATTCGTCATTATCACGTAATATAAAGAAGTCTATTCCATATTTAGTAAAACATTCCGCAATAACTTTTCGCCATTCAGAATAATCTTTATTATGAAATGCAATGTAAACTTCCTGGATGTCCTTTTCTTTCTGTTCTGCTTTCTTACGTGGCTTATACTCAACAGGTTCTTTAAAATCTGAACTTGTAATACTTTCCAGATATGTCATTCTTTCTTTATATCCTTTAGGAAGTTTCAAGCCCGTTACACATTCAAAAATTTTAATGCTTGCCTTGTTTCCATTATGTAAACGTTCTTTAATCTGGTTCTTACAATATGGAATATCATAATAATGAATTAATGGTAATAAATTGTAATTCCATTTCTTTTCCATGCCATATACATCAAGAAAAATATCATCAATAATTTTAGTTTCCATTTCTGGTAAACGTTCCATATCTTCTACAAGTAAAGTCTTAACACGTTCTATTTCTTTCCGTTCCTGTTCTGCTTTTTCCAGCGCAGCACGTTCATTTTCTTCCTGTAAACGTTTCTGTTCTTCCATACATACCTTATAATCTACAATAGTTTTTTCCATAGCTTGTTCTGTATCAAGTCCGTTATTGATGAGGTATTCAACAAAATCATATTCTGTCTTTTTCAGTTCTATATAAGTCTTTTCATTCTTGTTGACAAACTTATATAATGTCTTCGGTTTGGCTAATTCACCATTGCGCTTATAGTATGTATAGTTCTCTACTTTTTCCAGATAGTAACCTTCTAAAAGCTTTAAGCAAAGATAATCTACCATATTATATATTTTTCCATCATATCTAATTAATTTGTCAAATAAGTTTTCCACTTTTGTTTTCCGTGGTTCTTTGATATTATCTGTAAATCCAAAATAAAATCTATCTGTTTTAATCATGTTCTTATCCTCCATCACTCACATTTAAAACTGTCTAATACGTTCTTTAAATTTTCCAACTGATTCTCTGCTTCTGTTCTTGCGTATTCGTCCACGTAGAACTGTTTTCTTTCCTGTCGGCATTCTTCAAGAATATTATGTAATTGTTCATCTGTACTGTTAATCATAACTATTTCCGCAGCTTCCCAATCCTCTACATCTTGCATTTCTCTTTCATCAAGATAATGATTATATAAACCACGTTCCTGTAATTTCTGTTCTATGTCATCGTCTGAAATAGGATCGTTAATCCAATTCTGCATACAGAAATGAATTAGTTCTATTGACTTTCCATTATATGTAGACATATGGAAACTGTTTCCACCAGCTACGTCATACCACATTGTTATAATTCCGTTTTCGTTCATTTCCACAATGTAACGCAAGTTTGGATTCTCTAAAGCTTCTTTATATGCTTCAATTCCTTTATTGATGATTCTTTCTTTATTTTGTTCAATTAGTTCTAACCATTCTCTGTTAGTCATTGTTATACCTCCAAAATTTTCCACTAAAAAAGGAAACTAAATTGAATTAGTTTCCTTTTAGTATTCTCTGTTATTCTATGACATTCCATAGAAATACTTTCTTTCCTATGTCTATCACGTTCAAAAAGAATTGTTGCTTGTTCATAATATTTCAACTTCTTTCACATTCCATGTGATTCTTGTTAAATCATCAGAAATTTTTCCATCATAACTCTGATGTGTAGAATCCCATATAAGTTCTACTGTATCATCTGGACGTACACAAGCCCATAAATGATCATGATTTACTTTTGTGATACAGATAATTCCTGTATCGTCAAATGTTCTATGCTTTTCTGCTCTTTCCTGTTTTAATAATTCCATTGCTTTTTCATAATTTGTCATATCTTTATCCCTCCATCACGTTCTCTGTATAGCTGTTATACAAATTATAATAAGTTTCCGCATTATCTGTCAATATCAATTCCAATGTGCTAGTCCATTCATTAACAAAACGTTCTAATACAATCAGATATTTTCTTAATTTCCATCTTGACAGCTTCAAATTGCTTTCCCCTACTTCACAAAAGTAATTGTCAAGCGTTCCACCTGGAACACATTCTACATCATAATTTCTTTCTTGCAATGTATTCACAATATTATTGCACGTTCCCATTGTGATTTTCATTCTTACATCTTTCATGTTATCAATTCCTTCCTTATTATATAGTGTTCTGTTTAATCGTTCAATCGGCATACAGAACTATTTTCCGTATGCCTATCAGCGGTCAAACATCATTCTGTTAATTCTTCTATAGTTTCGCATAACTTTAAAAGAGCAGCTTTCACCACACTATTTCCGTTAAGTTGTGATAACTCATTGTATAGTTCTGTTTCCGCTTCTTCTCTGTTTTCTTCATCGTCATAGCCATCGGAAAGACAGTCGATAATCTTTCTTGCTAATTCTGAACTATTCATGTTTATTTCCTCCCTTGTGGTTTAATGAACTTTCCAACATTGCCAATAATAATCTTCTTTTGTTGCTATTTCTTCTGGAGTCATATCAGGATTAAACATTTGTGTTCTTCTAATAAAATCTTTGTACTGTTCATTAAAATCATCACAATATGTAATTTCTTCTGATAAAATTCTCCCATCATCACTCGCATATTCATAAATAATACTTGATTCATCACTATTGTATGTTTCCAAAAATTTATTAATTGTTCTGCCGTCTTCTGTTTCTATTAAATAATCTTGTAAACATTCTTTTGTAATTTTAAATCTTACTTCTCTTTCTACATCCAAAGTATCATCAATATAGTTACAAATTTTTAATTCTACAAACTTATCCATACCAGTTTACCTCCTGTCTGAAATGTGAATTTCATTTATTAGTTACATTGAAAAACAGTGTCTACAACACGTTTTCTTCTGTCTTTCCAATGACAAGGATCATTTGCTATCTTAATAGCTTTTTCCCATGCTTGTTCTTCTGTTTTTGCATCAATAGTAATTCCAAAATTATCATTCTTAAAATCAACACACCATGTTTTCATATTTCTCATTCCCCATATCCTGATATGCAAAATTTTATTTATAACACTCTCCTCCTAAAATTCCGCTTCCAGCTTTCCATTATACTTTTCTATATATTCAAATTCTGGTGTACCAAAATAAAAACCTGTTACTTCTGTACTTATACAAGAACCTGTTTCCTTTTCGATTATATCAGCCATGATAAAGGTTGCATCTGCTTCTGATGAATAACATCCATACACAACTTTTTTATATGCATCTGCTTCGCCTCCATCGTATGTAATAGTTTTGTTTTTCTTATCTTTAATTATAAACATGTTATTTTCCTCCATGAAATTGTACATTCATCTACTCTTTATTTCTCTAAACTGTTTAAATAGTTCCATACAGAACTGTTAAATTCGTTTCTTGATACGTCCATATCTGTAAAATTCTTTTCCGATATAGCAGAAACACTATAACCGTTTCTGCTGTCATCTACGTGTATAACCTGTCCATCCTCAAATATGTTTATATTCAAGCCTTGCACGTTTCCACCTCCTGCCTAATGTAATAGTCTTTCAGATAATAACGACTTGATCGTGGGTTATTACGCTTTATAACGTAACCTCTATCATATCTGCCCTTATAAGGTTCTTTAATTTCTTTCCCAACAGGAATATATCCCCTGTCGCTTGCCGTATGATGATATGTATACTTAACTTCTTTCATGCTTTCCACCTCCTACTGTATAAAGTCCCATCTTTCTATTACATCATCATCGTAATTTGAAAATGGGTTATATACGCAATAAGTAATGATTGTATCTCCAATTTCTGCATCCTCCACGCTTGCATATGAGATATAATAACCGCCATCGACAGGAGGATTGAGTACAGTTCCATTCTTAGCATTATCAGTTACCTTTCCGATAATGCGCTCAATGTACATGATGCGGTGCTCTGTTCTTGTTGTAAGCATTTCCTCTGTTAAGTCATTACAATCAATGACTTTTACCATAGGTGCAGCTTTTACCGCTTCTGAATATTCTGTAGCGTTTACGGGTGCACTTGTTGTGTTTCCAATAACTGTTAAGGTTGCAAGTGTTACAATTAATGCTTTCTTAATTCTGTTCATCATAGTTCTTTCCACCTTTCTTATATATAATTAATATCCTTTTGCAATGTAGTCTAAAAACATCCAAACAGGCATTGTAAATAAGAAGAAAGCGCAAATATATGTAAGTGCTGTTTTAACTTTCCGCTTGCGTTCCTGTTTAAATACCGCTTTCCAATAACTTCTAGTTCCGTAAATCTTTTCCATAATAGTTTCCCTCTTTTCTTGTTGTATTGTTTGCCATTATAAGCACTATAAAAGGCACGAATGATATAATTTCCATTCATGCCCTATTTAGTGATTATAAAGCTTTTTAACGTCTATCAATTGTATATTTACGAATAACTTTCTTTTCCTTGTCTGGTGAAATGCTAGTTGATACAGTGGGAATATATCCGGCAATTGTATATTTCATTTCTACACGCTCATAACCACCTAAATTTTTAAAGAATGGGACAGCATCAAACACGTTGCAATAAAATTCTATAGTTGTTTCTTTCTCTGTCTTTTCGGTTTCTTTCCAACGTGAACCAACTTTATTGTATTCTGTTTTTGTTTCCATGATTTTATATCTGTTTTCAGTTCCATAAAGCTCTGAAATTTCTGGATATTTCTTTAAGAGTGCCTTATATGTATTTCTAAATTCTGTATATGTCATAATTTCCACCTTTTAACCTTTCTTTATACTTCGTGTGTTTTCTCAAATTCTTCTGTAAAATCGTTTAACGCCTCATCTATTGCCTGTCTTAAAAGATAACATCTGATTGATACGTCAATAGCTTCGTAGTTATCCTCTATCCACCAATTAGCAACCTTTTCTTTGCAATCAAATTCTTCCATCATATCATTAACAAGATCTTTATTTTCATCAACATATTCTTTAGCAGTTTCACGGTTAAATGTATAACTTCCGCTTGCATTTCCTGTTACGCTATCTTCTGTCCATAAATCATCATTTAAAGATTCTCTTAATTCGTCCATGTCCTCATATTCAGAAAAGTCAATCTCATTTTTAATATACTCTTTTACATCCTCTACCATATTTTCTAAATAGTTATAATTCATCATAATATTTTCCCTCATTCTTTCTATGTATTAGTGTTGTTTGTAAAGTCCTTATTTCTATAACATATATGCAAAATCGCCTTGCACACCTGTTACAATTACCATTTTCCCATCATTACGGCGGTAAACCACGCCACAACCATGATTGATACTTGACCATACACGCCAACCCTTATTAGTAACAGGACGTTGATTCTTATAGTCATAAAATGCAAAGTGTGGATTAACTCCATCTTTTTCCTGTTGTAATGCGTTGTTGATAATTTCTGATTCTGTAGCGGTGAGAAGTTTTCCATCCTTTTCACCAATAATATAAGCTAGATTTCTTTTCATTGTTTACCTCCCCATCAAAACGTTGATTGTTTCAACGTTCTTTAAAACCTGTTTACGTGTTTCCTCATAAGATTTTGACATTGCTTTAATTTCTGCAATGTCTTTTCTGATAGCTGTCGTATAAGGATTTTTACGACTTCTGAATAACTTTTTGAGCATTGTTGCATCTTCCTTTCTATAGTTTTCTGTTTATAGGTACTAAAAAGCACACAAGTAAATAACGCTTGTGTGCTATGTTACTGCCTATAAGGAATTTTCTTCTATTTCTTCATCTATCCATTCTTTAAGCTCTTGCAATGATATTGTACTAAAAAGATAATGATTGTCTTTATTATAAGCACTGTATACAGTTCTATTTGCATATAAGCTACATGGTCTCTGAAATTGTCTTGTAATTCGATACCCTTTATAAGGTTCTATATCATATTCTTCGTAACACCATTCAGGCGTATAACCATAATTTAAATCATTAACAAACATTTTTTTACATTCCTTTCTCTATACTTAAAACATGGATTTCATTTTGTATAATATTTCTGTACGTTTATCGTGTCCTCTAAGTCACACATCTTACAACCTTTTACGTTGTCGAGTTCTGCTTCAATATCAACAGGGAATGCAAGGCTTTTAAATGTAGCTTCACACTCCTGGAATATCTGATTCTGAATTGTTTCGGGTAGCTCACATACATATGTGTGAGCGGTTATCTTTGTTTTTGTCATTGTTATACCTCCTGTTATATATTGTTTATTCTCTTTTTGTTCTCATTTTTGCAAGCCATTATAATTCAACATTAGAAATTATTTATACTTGACTACTACTCAC